TACTATTTTAGAAGAGTCTACTGAGTTAGCAGATAGGTGAATTAAATCTACAGAACCATCGACATATTGATCACTGTCAACTGAGTTAGCTGACATGTGTTCTAAGTCAATAGAACCTGCTACGTAGTGCTCTGAATCAATAGAATCATCGGCTATCTTTGTACCGTCAATTGCATCAGCTCTAATCTTATCTCCTGTTACAGCAACATTAGTTATTCTATATGTATTAACTGTATCTGATTGAGCTTCTTGTAGAGCGTATAAGAGTTGATCTTGGTTATCATTCAAATCTCCAGCTCTTACAGAAGACCCAGATGCATAGACAGCCTTAGCTGTATCTACTTCTGTGTCTCTATAAACTCTTACGGCTACTCCAGTTTTAGGAGCACCGTCACTTTCTTGTACAGTGCTGTCAACACTTGTATTATTAAAAGTAATTTTGGTGGGTGAGGTGGATACTGTGTATTTAGTTGTAGCTTGCGTTAATCCATTTAACGAAACTTTGACATCTTCAGTTTTTAAATATGGAAAAGAGAATGTGTATTCTTTATTAGAACCATTTACTGCCCCTCCATTATCGACATAAGTTGTAGCCATTTCCCATTTGGTAAATTACTTGTTTTGCCAATCCAATAAGTCTTGTATCTCGTCGGTCTGACCTGTTTCAGTTAGATAATCAATTTGATCATTAACATATTGTTTCCTTCTAACTTCTTCTTGATCGCTTATATATTCTTCTGCGAATCCCTTAGCTCTCCTTAACGCATCATTTAGACGCATATGTACTCTCAGGAATAACGCTCTATCCATTGGTACATTGGATTTTTTATATAGTCTTCGGAATTCCTTACCATCTACTGATCTCATAATCTCTTGAATCTCTTTCTTAAACCAACCATGTTTACCCATAAGCTCGGTGACTTCTGAGCGTTGACTAGGTGTGTATTCAACACCCTTACCGTTAGTTCTTAGTTGAGGTCTACCATTCCATTCAATATCTATAAGGAATTGTTTCTCAGGACTGAGTTGCTCACTTTGTTTAAACCAAGGAAAGTATGTATTAACTACACGTTGATAGAAGCTTTCAGGTTCACCTACTTTACCTCCATCAACCCAGTCATGTACATCAGATAATCCTTGTTTTAGACCTACGTTTCTGTTAGCAAATAGTTGAGTTAACTCTTGATCTACTTCCTTTAATTGTGGTGTTATTAATCGTCCTAATTCATTTCTAAAACCACTACCAGGTAGGAATGAACTTCCAAAACTAGCTCCCCATCTAGATAATGCAGCAGGGTTGCCAGCTAATACATCGTTAAGTGGTTCTAAACCAGCTGTAAATGATTTGTTAGTTAGGTTTGCAGATAGGATATAACCCATCTTATTCAACGTAGTCTCGATAGTAGTCTCATCTAATGTATCGAAGTTATCCATAATGTCAGTTGTAAGTGACAACCAATCAGATAATGGACCTAAGTTCTCATAGCTATACCATTTACCATCCCAACCCTGATAAGTGAGAGGTTTCCAACCAAGTTCTCTTCTCGTCTTCTGTCTAGTCTTATCATATAAACCATTACCACGAATACGACCACTAGTAAAGAGGCCTACAGCTCCCATAACTGAGAGTGTACCTATAGCCTTCCTACCTTTAAGTTCAGCTCTAATAGTCTCATACGCAGCCTTAGCATTCTCATCAAATGGTATTCCTCTAGCAGCTAATAAATTCTCTACTTGTTCTTTATTAGTGATAGCCATATCAAATGGATGCTTAAACTCAGCTAATTCATTGTTGAATAAAGCTAGTGGATTATGAGATCCAGTGAACTTAAGCATATTCATAGATGTTTTAGGGAACATCAAGAATGGTTTTAGAACAGGATACTTTTTAATAAAGTGACTTAGAGCATTAACTGAGTCATTCTCTAAGTTCATAGCAATCTCTTTACTTGCGTATTCAACTGCTTTATCAGTTATAAAACCTCTGTCGTCAAACATCTGATCATATAGACCATTAGATAACTTCTTAATGCTATCTGCGTCTAACGCTTTCTCACCTCCATCTTTGAGCAATTTATCATATGCTCTACCTCTAGCCTCGACACTACCTATAAATGATCTAGTAAATCCATCAAACGCTGTCATAGCGTTAGCACTTAGACGTAGCCAAGGGTGTTCAGATAAGTCATTCATAGCTTCTATCTGAGTTACCAGAGCAGAAGGTCCATACTCACCTACACTTTCCTTAGCTTCACCATAAGAACGTAGAACTTTCATAGTTCCTTCATTCTTACGTGCTATATCTTCACGCATAATGTACCCAACAGAACTAGGATCACTCCAAGATCTTCGGAATACTTGATTCATATGACTGAACGCTTTCTGTAACGTATCACCCATACCAACGGTGTACATATAGCTACCACGTCTTAGTGTTGCTGTATCTCCTTGAAGTAATGCACCACCAAGGGTTGCAATAGGACGTTCAATCATTAAAGCCAGGTTAGATGCACCTGCTTTTAATGGAGTACCTATAGAAGATAGAACAGAGTTATAGATATTAGCCCACATACCTTGTGTCCAAGCTGAAGGCATGTCAGGATTGACATCAACTAAAGCTTTCTTAAAGACACCAGTAGTGTTTCTGATGTAGTCATTCAATGCTGAAATGGTAGATACCTTTCCATCAGTGACTTCATAAGCTAATTGTAAAGGTCTTAACAACTCAGGACGTTCAGCTGATACCTGCCTAAGAGTCTGGATAGTTTGATTTGTTTCAAAAGTAAGCTTCTTTAGATGCTCTTTCGTCAAACTTGTCTCATCTTTAATTGCAGTGAGCATCTCATCCATCGTCAGCTCTTTTTTAAATGCACGTTTTCCAAGGTTTAGCATGTTCAATGCTCTACCTCTTACGTAAGAAGTAGTACCTTTGATCTGCATTAAGTACTGGATACGATCAAGTACTTGTTCTTGAGCACGTTTTACTGCTGCAGGATTATCACTAAATAATCTTGCACCTTCTGACATATCAGCAACTTGACCAGCTAGAGAAGTAGCTATATAACCTTGAGCACGAACTATATCCATATTGATATAGTCATCCATATACTGTTTGATGGCACTCATGACTCCTGCATAGCCTTCAGAACTGAGAACTCTTGCACCAGAGTCAACATCTACACCAGACATTCCTTTGATTATACCTTTCATATCCTCAACAGGAAGACCATATAAGTCAGCACCTATCTTGTTTCCTGATTCAACTATCTCTGCATGAGAAAGGTATTTACCATTACTAAATTTATAGCCATACTTAGACTCTTTTAAGATGTTAGCTGCCTGTACTATTAGTTTCTGGCCAGCATCTTTTCCTTTGGTTAGGAATTGTAGAGCACCAGGAGTAACTACAGAACCAACTCTTCCATAGATGGTATCTATGTTCTGTTCGATCCTAACTACATCAACTGAAGCTCCTAATATCCCATCAGGGTCTCCAGTTCTGATACCAGACTCTGCATAACCATAGACATCATGTACACCAAATACAGGTTCATCTAAATTAACTGATTGATTTAAGCTAACTTGACCTATTTCAGATGTTTGATCGTACCTTCTTTTTGCTGATTTAAGTGTTGCATTCTCAGAAGCATCTACTGCAAGATCTTCTTCTTGCATAGCTTTGATATAAGAAGCTGCCTTCTCGTTCTCAGGTATCCATTCAGTTGCCTTCGCAGTACCTTTTAAACTTTTAGCTAACTTACCTGCACCTACTAGTACGTCGGCAAGTAATCCTATACCTAAACCTTCTTTGATATTCTTTTGTCTTTTTAAATCTGGTCCATCACTATCTAAAGTTGCTAAGTCTTCTGAGATCCAACCAGTACTTCTAGGGAATGATTTCTTAATCATACCTAGAGCATTATGATCTTTCTCTTGAGCAGGTGCAACGTAATCAGTTACAACACCTGCACCACCAGCTAGACCTGTTGTTGCAAACCATTTAAAGAATGGGTCGTTCCCTAACTTCCATCCAACTTTTGCATGAGCTGCAGCACCTCCTTTCATGCCATATCTAGTCATGATTACTGTAGGTACCACTACTGAGGAAATATCCCTAACAGTTTGTGCAACTTCGTTCTCAAATCTAGGTATGTGTGGTAGGTCTAATGCCTCACCTGGCATTACTTTGTTATATAAACCTATACCAGTATCAACTACACCCGTAGGTATAGATAAGACTCCTTCAGCAGTGGTTTTTAAAGCATTGCCTTCTTCCTCTGGTTGTGGTTGTTGTGTTTCTTGTGTGGGTTCCTCTTCCGTAGAAGAAGTAGTTTGTTGAGGTTGTTGTTCACCTTCCATAGAAGGTAGCTCTTCTTGGGTTTCGAGGAAGCTATCAGTAATAGCATCCTCTTCATCCATACGAATTAGATCTTCTTCATCTATCGCTTCAAATTGCGGATCAACAACTTCATCTATATCATTGGCCATAGAATCCTGGTCTCACTAGTTGTGATAAGTTTTTGGGTGTTGGTTCGTATTTATAATTAGCTTGCTTTACGCTTTGTTTTTCTTCTTCAGTTAAAATAGGAGCATCAGGAATGATTTCATTCATTAAGTCGTTGACTCTATCTGATGACCATTTACTTAAATCTACAGTTCCATTTATTAATACTTCACCTAGAAAGTCGCCAGTAGTTTTACCTGACATTACTTCAGCTGCTTTAACTATCATTTTTAGATCATTTATATTTCTGTTTTGTATGTAGTTAGCAAGTACTGGAGTCGCATCTTTTCTGAATTGATTTAGCCTAGTAGTAACTCCTTTGAATACTTGTTGAACAGCATCAGCTCCCATTTGGAAACCTTCACCTATCTGACTGTTTATATGTGTTGAGGCTAATGCCACTCTATCCCAATCTATTTCACCACTAGTTGATTTTGATGTGATTCCATAAGCTTCTGCACTAGTAGGATGAGTGGATATAAACTCGTAAGCACTAGCTACTTGACCAAACTCAATATCGGTTTCTTTAAAGTAATTATGCATCTCTTCACCCTTACCATTAGGTACAAAAGCAATATTAAGATTGTCAGTATTCTTACCAATCTTACCTAACATACGTGTAGATCCATTGAAGCCACTATATTCCATAGTGATCTGATCTGCTTTAGATAAGTAGAGATCAGCTAACTCTATAGATGTACTTTTAGGTGGTGGTGCCATACCATGTACTTTAGCTATCTGTTCTAAGATCTGCTGTTTAGTTATGCTTCCCTCTGGTTGAGAGTTATAGATTGTATTCACCTCTTGAGGATAGGTAAGATTAGTAGGATCAGATAAGTTATTTGTATATACCTCTTCTAATCTCTCTTTAGTCATAACCTTATCTATATTCTCAGGTGTGAATAAGGAGTTGACATCTCTATTCCGTCTCAGTACACCGTTGATTCTTTTATTAATTTTATTCTTATTGGTGACGCGATTAGTAGCTGCTGATAGATCTGCAGGACTGTCGTTAAATCCAGGTACTTTGAAACCTTTAGTTAGACTTACATTGTCAGGATTCTTTGCGCTAGTGTAATTATCAAACCACTCTTCAGCTACTTGACGTGCGTATGCAGATGGGTTTGGTTCATCAGCATTTATAGCTGCTGTTAATGCGTTGTTATAGATTTGACCTACTAGGTAATCTGCCATAGCATCTTCATTTCCTTCACCTTCATTAAACTTCAATCTACTACGTTTAGAAGCTACGATACCTCTTAGATATTCTGTATCTTTCTTCTTGTGTTTAGAAACTAGATTATCTATTATTTGAGCTTTTGATTTATATGTCTCTATCAGTTCGGCATCTCCTGTAGCCATTAACTCAGCTGTAGTTAATTCATTCTTCTCTATCATATCCAAGATTTTAGCTTCTTGGTTTGCTTGTTCTATAGCACCTGGAGATTGATTCTCGATATATTTATTTAACTTGGTAGGCTCCATTCCGAAGAAATCTTCATTTTCAAGTAGCTCAGTTTTAAGCCCCATTAAATATACAGAGTCTACTTTACTAGGATCATCTTTTAATTGTTGTTGTATCTTTTCGAATATCTCGTTTTGTGCATCCTGAAAGGCTGATTTCTTTTTATCATCAGAAGCTTCTTGTTGAGCTACTATAGCTTTATCCATATGCTGCTTCATCTCTAAATACCTTTTAGGTATCTTATCTTTAATCATCACAAACTTACCTGAACCAGGTGGGTCTTCAATTTGAGTCTTCATAGAGAACTCAAACTCATCAGGTTGTAACCTACCTAAATCCATTTCCTTCTTTACAAGCTCCATGGCTTTATCATGAGCACCTGTTCTGGTAAAACCTCTAGGTGGTTTTGCCTTTGGATTAGTAGTTGCTTGTAGACTTGATAATAAAGTTACATAACTCTTCTTTATAGTGAATTCTTCAGTAGCTGATTTTATATCTAAAGTTCCTTGTTCAATAGCGAAGTCTTGACTATCAAGTTTACCAGCTGCGTTGTGAGCTTGTAGAGCACTTTCAAAGAAACCACCTTTTTCAGCTAGTAGAGCTTTACTGTAGTAAATATCATTATCTTTGATAAATTTTTTAAGTAAAGCAGTTCTAGCGGCTGCTTTCTGTCTAGGTGTTTCAGCTGTTTTAGGTGTAAATTCTACACCATTGAGCATTAGTTTTTCTGTATCATTAGACAACATCTCCCCTTCTAACCAACCTGGATACTCCTTACCTTTTAAGGCTGCTTTAGTAGAGGCTGTTTTATATGATATATCTCCACCTGTATGTCTAACATTTGTAGCTTCTTCTTGGCTACCACCATTTTGTAAAACTTTAGAAGCCAACTCTTCACTTTCTCTTCTATTCTCCTCTACCTGTTTTACCCCTTCGGAATGCTCTTTCTCTTCTTCTTCAGTTAAAAGAGGTTTACCGAATTTTCTATTAAGATCAAGTGCTGTGGCATACTCTTCGCCTATGGCATCATTATCAGCTTTCCAAGCTGCTATTTCTTTATCTTGCTCAAGCTTCTCTCCTATTTTTGAGGAGAATGCTTTTGCAGATTCAAAGATTTCATTCTGTCGTTTAATAGCTGCTTCAGTTCTTCTAGCGTCATACTCTCCAGCTTTTGTTAAGTTGCTGATTTCACCGCTTTTCCAGCTATCTATGATTTCATTGTAAGACATAATTAGTTACAACCAGTTATCAGTGAACACAGGTTTTTCACCAGCTTGACGAGCTAGGTTGTCCCTGTTCATTTTTCTACCTACTAAGCTAGTACCTAAACCTAAAGCGGTGTCTAATATGCTTGGACCTTTTGTATATCCAGGGTGAGGGGGTAGATGCCTACCACCAGGTCGTGCAGCATTAACGCTTATATCCCAGTCATGGAAAGCTTGTTTTTTATCACGCTCTTGTTTATTGATTATTAATGCTGTTCTATCTCGTTTACCTGTTAGTTTTATGGATGCGTCTACACGTTGTGCAGTTTGTTTTAATAATTTGTCTCTTCTCACAGCACTAATTCCACCTCGTCTACCAGATGTTTCTGAATAACCTCCTGATATATATTCTTTATTGAGTTCATTCATTTGGTTAACAGTACTGGCTTCTATTTCATCAAGTTCAGCATTAATCTGATTTATATTATCTTGTGCATCAATTCTTTTTCTTTGAGCAATGATCGCTTCATTTTCAGCACTATTACGCCACTTATTTTCAGTGGCCATCTCGTCGATGATATGCTGATTGATAGCTCTTTGGTGATCTCTATCAGCTTGTGCGTTTGCTTTCTTTGCTGCCATAGAGCCTTGTATGTGGTTAAGGCCAGCGTTAATTAATAAAGTCCACATTGTATTTTACAGAATTCTAGAAATGGTAAATTATTGGGACCATAGTTCAGTTCTCTTAGAAATTTAAATCCCAACATTCTAAGGAGTCGTATGTGTACAGTGTTACGTTTATCGACGATGTTCCAGTACAAACCATCAGGTTGACTAAATAGCCATCGTCTTACGTCTTTAACAAAAGTTCTAGGATGATCTGTACAAGCTGGAGTAGATAACATCCAGACTCGACCATCCTCTACACCAATCATAGCGGCAATCTTGCCGTCGCTAGTGTAGATAGCATCGGTATGCTTTTGAGTGATTGCACTTAAGACAATAGTCCAAGTACTATCGATGCCATGTCCTTCAAAGACTTCTTGGTGATCTGCTTTTGTTAAATTAGAGGCCACTTGATAAGCAGCCTCTTTAGTGATTGGGTGAATTCGTTTATGCACGTCTATAATATTTAGTGTTATAATCTCCTTCCCAATTCAATGAATGAAGTGTGGCTGGAGCTGCATGTGATGATTTAAGTTGTACAGTTAAGTTTTTATTATTTTCATATACAGGAATAGTGTGAATATATTCGTCAGCTATAGCTACATTATTACTTTGTATCCTATCCCATTCAATAGATTCATAGGTTTCAGAATAATCAGGTCTACCTCTTCTTTTTAAAGTGGTTTCGATTAAACCTACAGAACCAAATGAAAACTTTAATCTATGAACTACTAAAGAAGATCTAGTATCCATCCTAACTTCACCACCTTGAGTAGATGCAGCGTAGATGGTAGGTAACTCAACTAGCCAATCAAACACATACCCTAGTATTAACTTAGCACCTGTCCAGTCACCATCGACTTCTAGGTTGCTACCATTAACAGTTACTAAACCATACCGACCTAAATCAGTACCAGTATTATTATTGAATACAGCTAGTTGTTTACTGCTGTTATATCCTGCTGGTTTAGGAAATACAGTTTTCTTAGTAGTAGTGTTGTAGGTGTTAGTAGCTAGTGCTGCTACTTCGCTATGTGTATCTAGGTGAATGATATTCGTATCTATAACAGTAGTATCAGTCTGCTTTTTAACGTCATAAGCTTCTAAGTGATAATTAGTACCATTCTTTAAAACGGTATAATAAACATCATCTAAGATTACATGATGTTGTAAATTACCAGGTAGTTCCCATCTAAACCAAGCGGCTTGGATACGTCTTTCACCGTTACTGAAATAACGATAACCCCATACGTCAGTAGCTGTATCTGTCTCTGTAGTTCCAAATAGAATTAATCCATTCTCTTTAGATACTGTTACGTCTGTTATACCTAGAGGTAATCTCTTAGATACAACCTTACTTTGTTCAGTTACAACAGGCTCACCTTCTCTACGTACCTCTGATATTTCAAAGAACCTTGCATTCTGTCCAGTGCTATTTATAAAACCATTCGTCATACCTAATGAAAAAGGTACTACCTTATGGTTATAGTTATAAGAGGATAAGTAGTTTACTTTAGCTGTTGTAGGCGTTAATGCATCACTATCTGTAGTCAACATAAACTGCTGATTAGCACTGTGAAGCAATAGACCACTATTAACCTCTATACCATCATATAAAACAGTAGGATATAGTGAACTAGATTTTATATCTATAGGGTCTGTAGGGCTTACTGTTTGAGCACTCTTAGAGAAGAAGTTATAGAAGTCATTTGTTTGAGATAATACCACATTATTCTCAGACAGCATTACTAGTCTATTTCTAAAGAATAACAGCTTTGAAATTTTCTTCCCAATAAATGACGGCTCAGGGTTTGTATCTGCATCTCCTACATTTCTAGTAATCCAAGGTGGTTTAGAAAGTCGGAATATACCATTAGCATAGTTTTGTGCAGATCCTCCATTAATAGCCCAGCTACCAGGATCTCCTCTCTCTAATCTAATAGGTAAGGTATCTCCATCAAGTGTAGTTTTAACACCAGGTTTAATAGTCTCTTCCCATACACCTGTACCGTAACGATCAGCTGTTACACCAGTACCAATATTATCTACATGGAATCGTAAGTAGTAATCATCTTCATCAGATTCTGAAGCATTAGCTACCTTAACGATATAGTTATGTCTACATGAAGCTGGTAAATCACCTGGAGTATTAGTCTCAGATGTGATTATATTCATCAACCCCATTTCAGGAGTGGTTATATTAAATGCAGCTGTATGTTTTATATGTAAACAATTACCTACGATTGTAGTAGTCATTCCTGATGGCTTTAAGGCATCTAAGGCAGTCTTCATATCACCTAAGATACCAGCTGCAGTTATAGAAGTATCTGCACTAGCAGCAGTAGGTGCAGGTCTAACTCTACAAGTAGGTTTACCGTTAGAATCATTTGGACCTTGAGCACCAGTTAGACTGGCTTGTGATCTTATTGTTGCGTGGGCTTTAACTTCTACTGTACCTGTAGCACCCTTCTCCATAGTGAAGCCTTGGGTATTACCAGTAGTAAAACCTTCTCCACCAAATTCTAAAAGACAAAATGCTTGGTAAGAGTTGTCAAAGTTTGGGTGATTACTTGTACTACCACCACCTTCTGCTATTGGTTGGCATCTAAGATCAATCTCATAACATAAGTTATTAGCACCTTTTATAGATTCCCTAGATGCTCTTCTACAATTACCATCGTTTGTATCTAACCCACCTAAGCTTTCATGCACTGCAAGGGCAGTAGCTCGAGTAGTTGTAGTAATTGTTGTATCACTAGGATCACTTAAATCTAAGGCATACTGTCTTCCATAAGTAACAGTTTTTAATTCAATTATAGCTTCGTGTACTTCTGCTGTAGAAGTAGTTGTAGCCATAGCAGCTGTCTTAGTTCTATTAGTTAGGAACGTGTTGTAGTTGACAACTAAAGATTGAATATCTGTTGATTCAGTCCAGCCAGATAAATAAGTAGCAGCATTAGTACCAGCTACATTTGCATAATCAACAGGTATAACAGCACCATCTCGTGTTCTCCATATCTGTATAACACCTGATGTATTTACATTACCTATATACTGTTCAGTATCATCTTCATAAATATGGAACCAACTAAGTGTTCCACTGTTAGGAGATAATGTTGAAATTAATTTACCACCAGGTCTTTTCTTTAAACCGTTAGTAATATCAGGTAATCCATTTTTTAGATCAACTACCTGTCCTGCTGATTTTAACTCGTCTGGCTGATCTGATATACCTAAAATATAGTTAGGTATTGTCTGTGTTATACCTGCCATTATCTCGATAATCCAATGTAAGGTTTATAAGTATTGAATGATGACTCATGTGGAAAACCTAAGTAGTTATGATCTCCTTGGTTACATTCATACTCAACACAAGCTGCTCTAGCAGATTGCTCTTGTGCTTGTAGTAACTGTACTAATTGAGCATTAGTTACCATTTGAGTTGCAGCTCTACCTGCAGCTTTATAAGTTATTAATCGTTTAAAGATAGATGGTATATCGTCAAAATCAAATAACCATACAATATCTAAGGTATATTCTTCTCCTACTTTCCATACATCTGTATGGTTTACCTTGTCATATAATCTACCATTTCTTCTTACTACATCATGTATTTTATCTTGTGGATTTGAGAAATCCATACGTAATGCATTGGTATCAAAAAGTAGGTAGCCATTAGCATCAGCTGTTTTGTGACAGTGATCTTCTGTATTAAAATGCCAACCTTCATTCTGTACATCTATATTAGATTCCTTCAATAGGTTATGTATAAAGGCTATCTCAGGGTTATCGTAAGTTGATATCTGATTACTATTAACTGTGTAAGTTCCTAGCGTTGTTACTGGGGATTGTCCAATCGCTCCCAGTATTGTATTCACTGCGGATAGTTCGGTATCGGTGTCTGTCGTTGTGGGAGCTGTCATAAGAAATATGAATAAAAAAAAGGAGGACCGAAGTCCCCCTTATATGAACAAAAAATATATTACCAGCTATGTGTGTTAGAGCCAGATGTAGCAGGAGCTGCACCAGCAATAAGTTCTACACAAGCAGCAGGGTTTAGGTAGTCAGCACCCATAGCCAAACGGCCAAGAATAACATCACCTTGATAAACCACTGATACGTCGCCAGAAGTTACCTGAACCTGTGGTCCGATAGCTTCAACTACAGCTGCGCCTTCCTTCTGGAATATAACTCCACAAGAATGTGCGAATCTTTCATCAGTACCGTAGTTGTTACGTGAACCATAGTTAGTTCCAGTTACAGCTTCGTCGTCGAGCATATCTTCGCCAACGAATGTACCTAAGTTTCCAGGTGATGTTTCACCAGGATCAGCTGCACCAGCGGTGCCTCCTAACTTAGTACCATAGTTTCCGAAGAATGGTACGTTCATTGACTTGTAGATCTTGATGCCTGCAATTTCAATGATTCCGTTACCAGTCTGCAAAGCAGTACCTTGTACGTCACGGTTGATTAGACCATTACCAGATACGTTCTGGATAAGTGCATAGTACTGTCTTGGGTTAAGAACAGCTACTCTACCTGCACCACTAACACCCTTTTCATCTAGGGCTGCAGCTGCATCATAGAAAGCATCTACTAGCTTATCTGAGTCGTATGCGTTAGCAGCTAAGTTAGTAGTACCAACACGGATCTGAGATCCACCTGGTTCTACGAAACCTGTTGCTGAAACTGGAGAAGCTGCACGAGCACCACGAACGATAGATCTGAAGATCTTACGGTCATATGTTTGTGCTAAAGCGTATCCAATTTTTCTTGAGATTTCTCCACGTAACTCATAATGAGCAAGTGTTTCATCTAATTCGTAAACGAATGCTGAACTGATTAAGAGGTCATCACATGTGACTGTCTTCTCAGCTACTGGAGGTGCATTGTCACTGTTACCTAGTATTGATTGACCTGGAATGTGGTACTCAGCCTTCGTTCTACCTGTGTAGATGAACTGCAGAGACTTACCATTCTTAAGGGTTCTCTTTGTAACTAGATCACGTGCAATGGCCTCATGCTGGAAGCCTTTGAAAAGCTCTCCAGAAAAGATCTTAAGATAAAGATCTCTAT